GGAAACTGTGCCTGTAGAAAAGACAGAAACATCTACAGAAACAGTTAAACCTACAACACAAGAAACAAAACAAGAAGTAACAACATCAGCAACACAATCAACTTGGAAAGATTCTATTAGTGAAGAGTTTAGAAAAGACCCAAACATAGAAAAATTTACAGAGATTGATGCCTTAGCTAAAAGTTATATCAATGCTACAAAGATGATTGGTCAAGATAAACTTGCTATACCTACAAACAATTCTACAGAAGAAGCCTGGAATGAAGTTTATGATAAACTAGGTAGACCTGAGTCTGCTGAAAAATATTCTTTAAATGCAAAATCTAAAGTTGTTTCTTTAGATGAAAATGCTGTAAAACAATTTGCAGAAACATCTCACAAACTTGGTTTGAATAATAAACAAGCTCAAGGTCTTTTAGAGTTTTATAAACAAAATATGGAAGGCACAGCTCAACAAGCTAAGATTGATACAGAAACTGCTCAAGCTCAAGCTGAACAAGAACTTAGATCAGAGTGGGGTAGAGAATTTGATACTAAAGTAAAACAGGCAAAATCATTAGCACAAGCTAATATGAAACATGAGGTACTTAATATGACTTTATCAAATGGAACTAGACTTGGTGATCATCCTGAAATTATAAAAGGATTTGCAAAAATTGCAGGTATGATGGCAGAAGATAAAATTGTTTCAACAGAAAGCGAAAGTGTACAATCAAACCAAAGTATACAAGATGAGATTGATACAATTATCAATGATAAAGCTAGTCCTTATTGGAACAAAAATCATCCTAGTCACGATAAACAAGTTCAACAAGTTTATACACTTAGGGAAATGTTAAATGGCAAGTGATAACCATTTAAATAAAGAAGAAATTAGATTAGAGGTACTCCGTATTGTTAAAGAAAATGGTACGGAGTATCAAAAAAATAATCCCTTGCCAATCGCACAAGAATACTATAAATGGATAATTAGTGGGACAATTCGAAAGAACCCTACTGACAAGAAGGAATAGACTCTAGTCTAACAGACTTAAAATGCAAGAGATGCCTACCTTTTGGTGGAGAACCTTTCTGTTTAACTTAATAATAACAATAAAATGGAGAGACAATTATGTCATCACAAATAACTACAGCTTTTGTACAGCAGTACTCTGCAAACGTACAAATGCTATCTCAACAAATGGGATCGTTATTAAGAGACAAAGTAAGACTTGAAAGTGTTACAGGAAAAAATGCTTTCTTTGATCAAGTTGGCTCAGTAACTGCTGTTGAAAAAACTAGCAGACATTCAGACACTCCACAAATAGATACACCTCACGCTAGACGTAGAGTATCTCTTTCGGATTATGAATTCGCTGATCTAATAGATCAACAAGACAAAGTAAGACTCTTAATAGACCCGACTTCATCTTATGCTCAAGCCGCTGCTATGGCAATGGGAAGAGCTATGGATGATGTAGTAATCAGTGCCGCTTTAGGAACTGCTTTTACTGGCGAAACAGGATCAACATCAACTGCTTTACCTTCAACGCAAAAAATTGCTGAAGCAGGTACAGATGGTTTGACTATTGCAAAATTAAGAACTGCAAAAGAAAAGTTCGATTTAGCAAGTGTAGACCCTTCAATCGCTAGACACATAATAGTAGGACCTAGACAAATCACTGATCTATTAGGTACAACTGAAGTAACAAGTTCAGATTTCAACACTGTCAAAGCATTGGCTAATGGTGAAATCAACTCGTTCTTAGGTTTTAACTTTATAGTATCAAACAGATTATCTATCGAATCTTCTAAAAGAAAAGTAATCGCTTTCGCATCAGACGGCATTACATTAGGAGTTGGTAAAGATGTTGAAGCAAGAATAGACGAAAGAGCAGACAAGTCGTATGCTACTCAAGTTTACTACTGCATGAGCATTGGAGCTACTCGTATGGAAGAAGAGAAAGTGGTAGAAATCAAATGTCACGAAGCATAATAGGAGGAAATAAATTATGGCAAACGTAAATACAGATATAGTAACTAACTTTGTTGCAGTTCCTCAGGTTAAAAATAGCTCACAGCAATTACATGGTGCAAAAAGAATTGCACAAGGTACAATCGCTTTAGCTGCTGGAGACCTGTCAGCTAGTGACACAGTTATGTTAGCACCTATACCAACTAATGCTAGTATTTCCTCAATCAAGTTGTTTAATGACGACTTAGATTCTGGAACGACTATGACAACAGATGTTGGATTATACGATACAGCTATTGCTGCGGTTGATGATGATGCTTACGCTTCTGCGATTACAGACCTTAGAGGTGCTGTAACGACAGGAACTGAAGTAGCATTTGAAGCTAGAAACATAAACACAATGGGACAGAAAGTTTGGCAAGATGCTGGACAATCATCTGATCCAGGTGGATATTACTATGTTGCATTAACTTTTGATGCAGCTGGTGATACTGCTGGTGATTTAAGTTTCATTATCGAATATACAGTAGACTAATCAACAATTTAGGTGGGGGAGCAATCCCCCATCTTTCATTTCATGACAAGAGCTAGATTTGACCCAAGACTCATAGATATTTATAAAGAGCCTAGACTTTTGTTGCATTTTCAATGGGGAAACGATAATAAGATTTATAGATATGCTTTAGTTGAAAAAATTGATATAGGTAGTATCAACGAATTAACAAAGCAAAAGAAAGATGAACTAAATCTTTCTAACGAGGACATTTGGAAAAAATATGGCATCAGTAGTAGACATTTGTAATGGAGCATTAAATCAGCTAGGAGCAACTACTATTCTTTCACTCACAGAAGATTCAAAGAACGCAAGACTTTGCAACGCAAGATATACACAAGTTAGAGACGCATTATTTAGATCACATCCTTGGAACTGTTTACAGAAAAGAGTAGAACTTGCAGCAGATACAGACACACCTGCTTGGGGTTTTACTTCACAATATACTTTACCAGCAGATTGTATGAGACTACTTCGTATATTAGATTTTGATTCTAACTACAAAGTAGAAGGTAGAAAGATATTAAGCAACGCATCAAGCATGAAAATTTTATATGTTTCAAGAGTTACTGATCCTAATGAGTATGATGAATTACTAAGAGAAACTATATCAGCTGCACTAGCGGCAGATATTGCATACGGAGTTACATCTTCAAATCCTGTAACTCAAAATATGTATCAACTATTTCAAGATAAATTAAGAGACGCTAGATTTGTAGATGCTACTGAAGGTCAAAACACTTCACCTGATCTTGGTATGACAGATGAGATAGAGTCTAGTACATTTATAAACTCAAGGTTTTAACACATGGCTAGAGTTGCAGCACAGCTGACCAACTTTACAGGTGGAGAACTTTCACCACGTTTAGATGGTCGTAATGATCTAACGAAATATTCTTCAGGATGTAAAACGCTTGAGAACTTTATTGTTTATCCACATGGAGCAGCAGCTAGAAGAGCAGGAACAACTTTTGTTGCTGAAGTAGCAAGTAGTGCTAACAAAACAAGATTAATTCCTTTTGAATTTTCTACAACTCAAACTTATATGCTTGAGTTTTCTAATCTTAAAATAAGAGTTTATAAAGATGATGGTGCTGTTTTAGAAGGCGATAAAACAATATCTGCTATTACTAAAGCTAATCCTGCTGTCGTAACTGCTACTTCACATGGTTATTCTGATGGTGATGAAGTTGTTATTACTGCTGTGGGTGGTATGACAGAAGTTAATGGTAAAAGATTTTTGGTTGCAAATAAAACAACTAATACATTTGAACTAACAGATAAAGATGGAACAAATGTAAACAGTACAAGTTTTACGACTTATACTTCAGGAGGTGTATCTAATAAAGTTTTTGAAATTACAACACCTTATACCACCGCACAACTTTTTGATATTAAGTTCGCACAATCTGCCGATGTGATGTACATCACACATCCTGAACATGAAGTAGAAAAATTATCTCGTACAGGTCATACGTCTTGGACTTTAACTGATGTTGATTTTACTAAAGGTCCAATGCAAGATGTTAATATAACTACTACAACTTTAAATCCTGGAGCTACGGCAGTGGGAACTGGTGTATCATTGGTAGCTTCCGCTACTGTAGGAATAAATAGTGGTTCAGGATTTTTATCAACAGATGTTGGTAGATTTGTTTTTCTTCATGGTGGTTATGCAAAAATAACTGGAGTTACAAATACAACAAACGCAACGATTGAAATATTAACTACACTTTCAGCATCAACTGCTACAGAAAATTGGAGACTTGGAGCATTTTCAGACACGACAGGACATCCTTCTTGTGTTACGTTCTTTGAACAAAGATTAGTTTTTGCAGGAACAACTAATCAACCACAAACAATATTCTTTTCAAAATCAGGTGATTATGAAAACATGGATGCAAACCTTGGTGGAACTGTAGCTGATGATGATGCAATTATTTATACCATAGCATCTAACCAAGTTAATGCGATTAGGTTTATGACAGCTACAAGAACTTTAATTATTGGAACAGCGGGTGGTGAGTTTACTGTATCAGGAGGGGGAACAGATAGTGCAATTACGCCAACAAATATATTAATTAAAAAACAATCAAACCATGGTGCAGCAAATGTAGATGCTATAGCCGTGGGTAATGCTACGTTGTTTTTACAACGTGCAAAAAGAAAAATTAGAGAACTAGCATATAACTTTGATGTTGATGGTTATCTTGCACCTGACATGACTATACTTGCAGAGCATATTACAGAAAGCGGAATAACACAGATGACTTACCAACAAGAACCTAATCAAATTGTTTGGGGAGTTAGAGATGATGGTGAGTTGATAGGTTTAACGTATCAAAGAGAACAACAAGTTACAGCTTGGCATAGACATATCTTTGGTGGTCGTTTTGGAAATGCAACAATTACAGTTACAGATTTTGCAAACATTGCTAATGGCACGAGAATTATTTTAACAAAAGCAGATGGAACAACAACAACTTTTACATCAGCTACATCTGCTACATCAGGCAAATTTCATACTACATCTAGTAATAATCAAACAGCAACCAATCTACAAACATTAATAAATGCTGACTCTAATTTTACAGCAACAGTTGCTAGTAATGTTGTTACGATTACAGAAACATCTCCATTGTCTACAGGATTCTTAACAATTAAATCTTTAGACGATGATACTCGATTAGCTTCTACTAACGAGGGTAAAGCAGTATGTGAAAGTGTTTCAGTTATACCTACAGATAATTCTGAATATCAAACTTGGGTTATTATTAAAAGAACAATCAATGGTGCTACAAGAAGATTTGTAGAATTTATTAATGACTTTGATTTTACAGAAACAGATAATACAACATTTAATTTTTTAGATAGCTCTTTAGCTTATAGTGGTTCAGCCGTTACAACGATTTCAGGTTTAGATCATCTTGAGGGACAAACAGTTTCTATATTAGCAAATGGTGCAACACATCCTGATAAAACAGTAGCAAGTGGTTCGATTACATTAGATCGTTCAGCAACAGATGTTAAAGTTGGTCTAGCTTACAATTCAATATTACAAACGATGAGATTAGATGCTGGTTCACAGAATGGTACATCACAAGGTAAGACAAAAAGAATATATGAAATTACAATTAGATTATTTGAATCTATTGGTGTTGAGGTTGGTGAGTCTTTAAATAACATGGAGAGAATACCATTTAGAACATCATCTGATCCTATGGATGAAGGTATACCTGTGTTCACTGGCGATAAAGCTGTAGAATTTAGAGGTAACTACGATACTGATGGCTTTATTTTTGTTAGACAAACACAACCTTTACCTTTAACAATATTATCATTATACCCTGAGTTACAAACGAATGACTAAAAATTTATTACAGATAGTTCCTTATATTTCTAAACATGGTAAGATCATCCTTGCAAATCAAATGAACCACGTCTTAATGGATCAAGATGCACAGTTTGATGGCGATGCGATGGAACTAGAACAAAAAGGATTAGCCTATACTTGTATTATAAACAATGAACCTATTGCTTCTGCGGGTATGAAGATTATATGGAATGGTGTAGCAGAGGGTTGGGTCTTGGCAACAAATAAAGTTTGGAATCACCCGCTAGTTATTGCTAGAGCTATTAAGAAAAATTTTGCAAGACTAGCTAGAGAAAATAATATAAAAAGAGTACAAACAGCTGTAAGAGCTGACTTTAAAATAGGTTTGAAGTTTGCTTCATGGCTTGGTTTACAAAACGAAGGGTTGATGAAACATTATGGTTTTGATGGTTCAGATCACTTCAGATATGCGAGGATTTTTTAATGAGTTGGCAAACAGCAGTAGTAGCAGCAATCGGAGCAGCACAATTTCAACAACAAGGTGCTATAGGTAAATATAATCAAGCCAACGCAAATCGAAATGCAGAAGTTTTAAAACAACAAGCTCAAACTATAGATGATCAAGTTAATTTTGATTTAGCACAATTTGACAAAGAATTTAGAAAAATAGAAGGCGAAACAAAAGTTAATCTTGCAAAGTCAGGTGTAGTTCAAGGTTCAGGAACAGCTTGGAAGATAGCAACATCAAATAAAAGAGAAGCAGAATTACAAAAAGAAATTATGAAATACAATGCTCAAATTCAAAAATCACAAGCTATAGAAAGAGCAAACTTTGCTAGAGTATCAGGAGAGGTAGCAAGACAACAATCAAGATTAGCACAAATTGGAACTGTTGCTCAGACAGGAACAAGTTTATTATCAATGAATAATTTTGGAAAACCAAAACCACAATCAGACACATTTACTGGTGGATTAACAAGTTATGGTGGAGGTTATAGTTTTTAATGCCTAAGATACCTACATTTACAACACAAGTTAGACCTACTGCTGAAACTGCTTCAGTAACTTCTAATGTACAAGTTCCTTTAAATACAGTAGCAGATGCTTTATCTCCTGTAACAAAAGCAATAACAAAACACGCAATAGCAGAAAAAGATTTAGAAAATAAAACTGAAGCATTAAAATTAGAAAATGAATCTTTATTAGAACTTACAGATGTTTTTGAAGAAGCAAGTAGATTAGATAATAAAGATCAAGCACTTCAATTAGTTCAATCAAAATCAAAAGTTATACAAGAAAAATATGCTAATTTAGCATCTAATAAAAATGTAAAAACATCTTTTAACAATAGTTATTTAGCTGAAGTTCAAAAAGGAATATTTAAAGTTAATACAAGAGTTTCTACAAATGTTATTCAAAGTTTAGATAACGAAGTTTCAAAGAAAAAAAATTTATTATTAACTGATGCTTATATTAGTAAAAATCCTGCTGCAATAGCTTTATTAAAAGACGATTTAGGTCGTTTATATGAAAAGTATTACAAAGGTAGAATTGATAATGATGCTTACGATAAATTAATATTAAATATACCAAATGAAATATCAGGATTTGAAGCTACTCAAGATATATCAAGTAATCCTAAACAAGCGTACCTTGATTTAAGATATAATAAAAATAAATACGTTGATCTTGATATTAATAAAAGAATACAATTAGCTAATGAAGCAAAGGCAGTTTTAGTTCCTGAAATAAGAGAAAATTATAAAAATTTTTTAGCCGCAGCATCAGTGGGAAAAAAAGTTCCTTTTGATACGAATTTTGCGAAAGAAATATTGCCACCTAAAGAATATCAAAAAATGATTCAAGAACATGGTGCTGTTGTAGAGACTGTAGATAATGTTAATATTATTAATACTGTTCCTAATAAAGATTTATCAAAAGTTACAGATGAATTTGTTAATGAAGCAGAACAAAAATATCCTTTCATTAAATCTCAAAAAATTAAAAAAATATATCTCGATGCTGTAAAGAATAGAAATGAAGCTATGGCTAAAGACCCTGTTTTATTTTTAACACAAACAGATGATAACATAAAAATATTAGTTGATGAACTTGCTGTTGAAACAAATCAAGAAATGATTGTTAAGAAAAAACTAGCTTTAACTGATATTATAGTTCAAAAACAAATAGATATGGGACAACCTCAATATCAAATTAAAGTTATGTCTCAATCTCAAGCTAATGGTTTTGTAGAACAATATGTGAATGGCGATCAAAACATAAGAGTGGCTATGTTACAAAATTTAAACGCAGAGTTTGGTATGTATAATTCACAAGCTATGCTTCAACTAAGTGAAGCAGGTTTACCTGTCACTGCCGAACTTTCAGCTTTTTTTAATAATCCTAATATTACACAAAAATTTTTAACTTTTGATTCTAAAGAAGAACAAGACAGATTAAAACAATTTGCAAAAGATAAGGGTGTAGTTTTTAATACTTTAAGAAAAGATATTAGAGATAATTTAAAAGATTTTGAAAGTGTAGCAATGCGAGGAAGTTCTTTTAATAATAGCGTAGCATTAGAAAAAATAGATAATATTGTTGATACTTTAACATTTTATGCCTTGAGTAATATGTCTGCAAATCCTGGTAAAAGTGAAAACTCTGCTAGAAAAGATGCTGTTAGTTTAATTAATAATAGTTTTAATATTGAAGATACTTTTTTTGTTCCTTTAATTTATGATGGTAAGTCTATTGC